GGGACTCTAGTTCCAAATCTAAAGAAGAAGCTTAAAACCCTCGGTAATGAAAAAGCACCCGTATCTAAGAAGAAACGAAAAAAGAAAAAGACTAAAAAGGAAGAATTGGTTGCTATTCCAGGACTATCGCCAGGGAAAAAATATACGCAACGTCAAAAAGATATATACGAAAGGAGGAAGAGGTAGATTAAGGGAAAATTATGCCGAAATTTGGTAAGCGTTCAAAGTCTCGACTGGTAGGCGTTGATTCCAATCTTGTTAAAGTTCTTAATGAACTAATAAAGATAATGGATGTTTCCATTATTGAGGGATTGAGGAGCAAGGAACGTCAGGAGACTCTATTAAAAGAAGGAAAATCTAAAACAAGGTTTTCTAAACACATTGAAGGAAAAGCTGTTGATCTTGCTCCTTATCCAATTAATTGGGAGGATAGGGAGCGATTTCATTATATGGGGGGAATGTTGAGAGGTATAGGTCACCAAATTGGAATAAAAGTCCGTTGGGGTGGAGACTGGGACTCTGATGGCGAGATTGCTGATAATAACTTTGATGATTTAGTTCATGTGGAATTACGATAAAGGAAAATAAAATGAATGAAAAGAAAAAGGAATCTAAGAAGTCGACTAAAGTTGAGGATGCAGTATCTCACATATTTGAGGTCTTAGAATCCATAGATAATAGATTAATGTTATTAGAAATTGATTCACATGAATCTATTGATTTTTCTGAAGATGTTAATTCTCTTGATTTAAGAGTAAGTAAAGTTGAAGGAAGGATGGGTTATAGTGCCAAGAAATAGCCACAAGAAAAAAGCACAAATAAACAAACAGCTTTGGGAAAAGGCTAACAATAGTCACAGGCAGAGGTGGCAAACTCTTAGCCAAAAAGGCTTTGATTTTTATTTGAATGAGCAGTTATCTAAAAATGAAGTGGACGCCTTAGAAGAAGCTGGTATGCCAACATTTACAATTAATAGGGTTACTCCTATTATTGAAATAATGAAATATTTTGTTACTGCAAATAATCCAAGATGGAAGGCAGTAGGGTCTACTGGCGATGATGTAGATACAGCTCAGGTTCATTCTGAGATTGCAGATTATTGCTGGTATTTATCTAATGGAAAGTCCTTATATAGTCAGGTTGCTCTTGATGCACTTACAAAAGGTATCGGTTACTTTCTTGTAGATGTAGATAGAGATGCTGATCGTGGAATGGGCGATGTAATGTTCAGTAGGATTGAGCCTTATGATGTATATGTAGACCCTGCAAGTAGGGACTTCTTATTTAGGGATGCTACATTTATAACTATAAAAAAGAATCTTTCAAGGTCAAGTTTAATAAACATGCTTCCTGATCATGAATCAAAGATAAAGAAGGTAGCTAGAAGTACAGAGGTTGTGTCATATTCTCAAAGAGACACAAATGAATCTTTCAGCACCCAACCAGAAGATATTACAATGGGTGTTAGTTTGGACGCTGAAGACGAAGACATTATTCCATATTATGAGACATATTCTAAAAAGAAGTTTGCATATAGAAATGTATTTATGATAGTGAGACCAACTCCAGCTGAAATTGCTCTAATAAAGTCAGAAGTACGTGATAGTATTGAAGAATTTCGCAAAGAGATACAAGTTGGTCTACAAGAAACTAAACTTAAAATACAGCAAGCCGCAGAGTCTGGACAGATGATACCATCTAGGGCAAAATTAGAGATGGAGAAAGCTGCTAAGAAAGCTACTCAAGTTATGGAAGAGTATGAGATGGAAATGATGGCTCAAGCAGCGGAAGAAGCCAGCACTACGACACAACAGATAATGACTGAGAAAGATTATCAGATAATTGCTTCAGACGAAAATATTCAAAAGAATATTATTGATGCAATAAAATTTTATGAGAATAGGGTTATATTAACTTGTACAGTTGGTGACGATGTATTTTTGTATGAATATACTTTACCAATTTATGAGTATCCTATAGTTCCAATACCATACATGTATAGTGGAACACCATATCCAATGAGTGCGGTCGTACCTCTTATTGGTAAACAGCAGGAGATTAATAAGGCTCATCAAATTATGTTACACAATGCCAACTTAGCATCTAATTTAAGATGGATGTATGAGGAAGGTTCTGTTCCTGAGGAAGAGTGGGAGCAGTATTCGTCTTCTCCTGGTGCTTTATTAAAGTATAGACAGGGATTTAATCCTCCAACTCCTATATTACCAGCTCCTATAAACAATGCATTTTATACAATTACACAAGAAGGTAAGGCTGATTCTGAGTATATAAGTGGTGTGCCATCAGCTATGATGGGGTTTACTAAAGACCAACCAGAGACGTATAGAGGGTTACTTGCGAATGATGAGTTCGGTACAAGAAGGCTAAAGGCTTGGATGGGCAGTATAGTGGAGCCTTGTTTAGAACAGTTGGGGAGAGTATTTCAACAAGTAGCTCAAAAACATTATTCAGTAGAAAAGGTGTTTAGAATTGTACAACCAGAAGCAGGTCAATCACCACAAGAAGAGAAAGAAGTAAAGATTAATATACCAGTATATAATGATTATGGTGAAGCAATAGGTAAATATAGAGACTATGCAGCTGCAAGATTTGATGTAAGAATTGTATCTGGAGCTACAATGCCTATTAATAGGTGGGCATTACTAGAAGAATACTTTAGGTGGTTCCAAGCTGGGTTGATTGATGATATAGCTATGATAGCAGAAACTGACATTAGAAATAAAAAGTCAGTTATTGAAAGAAAGTCAATGTATTCGCAATTACAAGGACAGGTTTCATCAATGCAGGAAGCATTAAAAGATAAAGAAGGGACTATTGAAACATTAGAACGCCAACTTGTGCAAGCTGGAATTAGAATGAAGGTAGGAGAGGCTGGCAACGAGATACGAAAAGATGTTCTTGAAACAGAAGCCCAGCAAAAACTTTTCAGAGGTATTCTTAAATCTGAATTTGAGAAGATAAAGAATGAGATGAGGGAGAACCTTGAACAAGAGCCACCCGCAAAATAATATTTTGTTTATATTATTTTTCGTAATAACTTAATTAAAATGAAAGGAAACAATTATGAGTCAGGAACAAGTAGGTAACGCTGATATGGCCCCCGAACGTAATAACTCACAAACTGAACTTGACAACGTGTCTGACGACTTTTTTGCTGCGCTGGACGATAGTGTCAATTCTGGTATTATAGACGAACCTTCGCCATCAACCTCGAATATAAGTAGTGATAATACACTATCGAGCCCAAGTGAAGTTCAATTGGAAGTCTCTAACAGTGATGTGGAGACTATTAAAAAGAGGTATAGTGATTCAAGTAGAGAGGCAAAAAGGTTAAACGGCCAGCTTCAAGAGCTGCAACCTTATATGCCAATCATTGACGCTATGCGAGACGACCCCAATTTAATTACACATGTTCGTAATTATTTTGAGGGTGGTGGTCAGACACCTCAAAATATGGCTGAAAGACTCAAACTTCCAGAGGATTTCGTGTTTGACGCTGATGACGCTTTTTCGACTCCAGATTCGGATTCGGCAAAAGTGCTTGGAGCTACGATTGATGGTATTGTCCAACGTAGGCTTGGAAAAGAGCTTGCAGGACAAAAGACTGAGAATCATAGATTAGCAAAGGAAACCAGTTTTAGACAGACACATGAGATGTCTGACGAAGAGTGGTCTACTTTTGTAGATTTCGCAAAATCCAAGTCACTAGAGCTTGAAGATATTTATTATCTAATGAATCGCGGTAATCGTGATGAGAAAATAGCTAACAGTACAAGACAGGAAATACACGATAAAATGCGTGAGGTTCAAGAAATTCCTGGTTCTCTTGCTACTACTGGCGGAGCACAGGTCGAGAAATCAACTGACGACAGAGTATTTGAAGCCATCTTAGGTTCTGACGGTGAATTAGAAAAAGCTTTTAGTATTTAATAATACTTTAAGTTTTTAACAATTAACTAAAAAGGTGATAAAATGGCTGATATATTTGGCGCAAGTACTTATTCAGATGTAGCAACGTGGTCTGATGGTACTTCAAAAGACACAGGTGACCTTAGACGAAAATACAATTTTGGGGATAGAGTTTCAGAGTTAGCAATTTCTCAAGACCCTTTCTTTAGATTTGTATCTAAGGTCGGCAAAAAGCCAACGGATGACCCAGAGTTTAAATTCACTGAACGTCGTCCGTCATACCATAAAAGGTATGCTTATGTAACTGGATGGATTGAAAATGACAACACACAAGTTGTTGGTGGCACAGGCGGAGATGCGGATTTAACCGCATACAACGATGGAGCTGCCCCAACTTCAATGTCCACTGGCGATACTGTCAAGTTATATATGGCTACAGATTATAAATCTTCTGGAAATCTTCAGAATGTTTATGGTCAATCAACTAATGCAATCGCAGTTGGGGCTTCTGGAACTAGACCTGCTTTTTTCCTACCGGGACAATTAGTAAAGGTTCCTTTGTCTACAACTGACGGTGGTGGGTCTGTGGCCGACCATATGATTGTTAAGATTGATGCAGTTACAGATAGTTTAGAAAAAGATAGTCGGGAGTGTGTGCAAATTGATTGTACTGTCACTCGCGTTGCGACTGTTTCAGGTGCAAATTATCTAGCTGGATGGACAAGTGATGACGTGGATACTCAAGTTTATGACGAAGCAATTCATTCTTCTCTGGAAGGTGAAAGAAGTTATGTTATAGGAAGTGCTCACGCTCAAGGTACTGGTTATCCAGAGACTTGGAAAGACCAACCTTTCTCAACTGGATTTGGACTTACTCAAATTTGGAAAACATCTATGGCAATGGATAACACTACTCGTGCTACCGTGCTGAAGTATGAACCAAATGAGTTTGCAAGAATCTGGCGTGAAAAGTTGATTGAACATAAGTGGGATATTGAAACATCATTGTTGTTTGGTTCTCAAGCATCTGTTGATAGTGTTCAATATACTCAAGGAGCTGTTGATTTTGTTCTTTCTTACGGAAATATTTTTTCTGGAAGTGGAATGGGTGGAACAGGTAACAAAGCTCAGGATGATTTTCTTGATGATATGAGTTCATTCCTTGACCCAAGATACAACAATGCAAGTGCAACACTGTTTTTGTGTACTACTGATGTATATAATTGGTTACATAAACTAAGTGGTTATTTCCAAGCTAATATCCGACAAGTTGGAGTTGGAGCTGGTAATGACTTTGGACGAGCTAACTTTAGCATTGGTGAGAAGAAATCTGTCTTTGGTGTTGATATTACACAAATTTATACTCCGTATGGAACTATGAATGTTGCTCGTAATGTACATCTTGATGGAACTCACGTCAAAATGCTTGGTATCAATATGAAATATTGTAAGTATAGACCTCTTGTCGGTAACGGCTTGAATCGTGATACTGCAGTTTATGTTGGTGTTCAAACGCTTGAGAATAGTGGTGTTGACCGTAGAGTCGACTTAATTCAAACCGAAGCCGGTATGGAATGGCAGATGCCAGAAGCCCATGCCGTCTGGAAATAGGAGGTATTACTAATGGCTAAAAATATACCACCTCTTTATGGTCAGAATAAAGCAGGCAAACAGCAATCAAGGGCTTATGGCAGAGTCATTGAAAATGACGGAGCTACAGCACTTAGCTTAGCTCCTCAAGACAGTGGAATTACTGTTTTAATCACTGGTGGGACAAATGGAGCTGCAGCTTGCAGTCTCCCGAGTCTCGCATCAGCAGATAGCGATGGGTTGGAATACACGTTCCTTCTGACAGCTGCTAATGGTACAAGTGATTGGGACATTGATGCCGAAGATGGTAAGGATTACTTTATTGGACATCTTGATTCAGTAGAAGCTGGCACCGATGCTGGTGTTGACTTTAACGGAAGTTCTCATGACCAATGTACTTTAGCAGCTTCTAAAGGAGCAGCTGGAGACCGAGTACATATCTTCGCAGCTGGAGGTAAATGGTACATTAATGGTAGCATTAATGACTTAGATGGATGGGCAGTCGGTACATCTTCTGCTAATTCATCTCCCCCAACTGATTCAAACACTCCATTGTAATCTGAAGTTTGTGATTAATAGCACGATATAAGGATAAAGTGTAGGGCGGCTCGATACCTCCCTACACTACTAAAATTATGGCAGTGACAGACATACAGACAACGGTAAGCAACCTTACAGGGGTGAGTCCCTCTGCTAATACAGTGGAGGATGCCCAGAAGTTTGTGGTTGCCAGTATCCCTAAAGAATTATTATTGTTTGCTCAAAAAGTATCTTCATCATCCACTGATGGGAGTGCGATTAGTTTTT